AGCTTCGTCTTGAAAACATCTTGGGCGACAAGGCGTCCGATAAAGATGCAATCCTCGCACTTCCCACTCCTTCTGAATTCCAGAGCCGAGCCATTGGATTGATTACGATTGTGTTAAGTACCTTCATTTATGTCTTTGGAATCGTAGCTGTCTATGCAGTGTTTATGCGTCAAGCCGCAGACACTGGAAAGGATTACTTCCGTATCATTGCCTATGCAGGTGCAGCCGCATCCGTGATGTTTCCAGGCACAGGGTTCCTCATCATTCTAGGATACTTTGGATTCAGAGCATTTATGGACAACATAGTAAAGGAATGATTCAACTCAAATGGCTCGTCGCAGGGTTGATTGTTGGATTGTTGATTTCAACCGTATTGATTCCACCGACCCGAAAGAAGGTCTCCGTTCCTCAACCCAATGATTCAAGTATCTACCACACCGACTCGGGATGTGTTCGATTTGATGCAGCGGAAGTTCCCTGTGTCTCGGAGCCAGATTCATTAAATCTACTCGCAAGTCTCAGTAAGAGACAATGATTCATTTCGCTCGAGTGATTGAACGAGGCTCACCTTTCTTTTCATTCATCATCGGACTCGGTCTCGCCGCAATCCTGTTTCACCGTAACTATTCCACCATACGTACATTGGGAATCCCCTTGAAAGACACAACCGACAAGGTCGTCAAGGTGGACGGTAAATGCTACCGATACCGCGTGGAAGATGCATCGTGTGAAAACCCGTCTAATGAATAAACAATGGACGATTCTACATCTCTCGACGCTCTGTTGAATGCAAACCCCCAAGGACCTCAGTCGCAACCCCCTGTGATTCCGATGCCGAGCATCCCGTCACCTGGCTATTCGACCATGGCCCCCTCTTTCAAACCCACACTACCTGCGATGCGCTGGATGGCTTCTTCAGCCAGCCTGTACATTGCCTTCTTCCTTGCAGCTGCCATCATTTCGTTATCCATTCCTCGTAACATGCTTCTTCAATATGTTCCGAATGCCTACACCGGTTCAGGAGTCGTCAGCTGGACGGGTGCAGGTGTATTAGGTCTCGGTGCAGTCGTCATCGCACACTTTTTGAATGGATTCTTGTCGAGTATCCTCGGATAAAAACGGATTTAGTTTGGTGAAAGTGTTAGACATCCCCCTACAATGCAGACTTTCCCACCTCACTATTCTAAACTCGAACGCGAACTCTTGACCGATGCTTATCAGGCCATTACGGCGTGTGACCTTTGGGACTGGATGAAGACCTATACCCCAGACAAAGACAAAGGCTTTGTGTTTTCAACCCATCCAAACCTTGACCGTATCAATGCTGCCATGAAGTATCAAGGACATAGCGGAGGTTCGTATGGATGGACGATGCGAACCATGGAACACATTGCTAAACTTGGCTGGAACGAAGCTTTAAACCCACCCTGTCCGTGCCGTAGAGCAAAAGGATTCACCTTTGGCTGGTGCGGTGTAGCCGGTTGCGAGCATTAACACGTGCTTACAAATAAGAAACCAGAATAACACAATGTCCCTTATTTCGCTTCTGTTTTCACCTACGTACCTTCGTGAACCACCAGCGTTTTTCCATCCTCGTATTTTGGTTGGACCTGGGGTATTCTTAACACCGGCGTTTGTTGAAAAGTATGGGATTACCCATGTTCTCAACTGCTCCTTTGACGACTTCTCTCCGTATTGGTGGAGAAGCCGCTATCCATCCAAATACAAAGTGTTGAATGCTGTGGATTCACTGGAGACGAATATTCTAGACTGGTATCCTGAATTTGAAGCTACCCTACATCAGTTCTTACGAGAGGGAACGGGAATGGTCTACGTCCATTGCCAAGCCGGTATGAATCGTTCTGCATCTCTTGCATTGGCCTATACCTGTAAGAACTTGGGTATGGAGTTCAACCATTTAGTCTCTTCAGTGCGTCGCCAACGGCCTTGTATTCTTCAGAATCCAGTCTTCATGAAGCAAGTGAATGAGTTTGTAAATGGACGTGTTCAAAATTCGGAAAACACGGGACAGCCCCACTACGTCTATCGCGACCGGTACTCTCGATTCTTTACACCAGGGAATCGTGCAAACGCTCAAGGACTCCAAAATCAAACAGGAGAGCCTGCGGGAAGAGCTGGAACAATTACAAACGGAAATATCTCGCCTGTGTTCCACGAATGACATTAACGACATTGTGAAGGCCAATCATCTACAAGACCGGATTCGTGAGATTCAAGAGGAGTTGGAACACGCACAACCTGTGGAAGAGTATTACTTGAAAAATATGGACTTACTAGACGAGTATTACAAGAAGCAAGATACCTCGGTCAATGCGCCTATTTTGCAGTCCAAGGACGCAAATACCTTCCTCAAGTTTTTTAGTGCATCCGTTCCGTCCGAGAATGGGTTGTCTCGCAAGCAGATGTTTGATGAGTACGTCCAGCGCATGAAGTTATCGAGTGGTCCAGAGGTCGTTCAGTTATTGACGGAGCATTGCGTCCAGTGTAATGTTGCACGTGAAGAGATATCATCCGAGGGTATTTTGGTCTGTCCTCGATGTGGCTCCGAAGAGTATGCGTTGGTCGTGTCGGATTTTCCCAGTTTCCGTGACCCACCGAAGGAACGCAATAACTATGCGTATAAGAAGATTAACCATCTCAATGAAATCTTGAACCAGTTTCAAGCCAAGGAATCGACCATCATTCCCGAAGATGTGATGAACGAGGTCATCATGGAACTCCGCAAGCGTCGAATCCACAACATTGCAGATTTGACGGAAGAGGATATACGGCACATTTTGAAAAAACTCAATCGTTCTAAGTATTATGAGCACAGGGCCCACATCCTCTCTCGCCTCAATGGGAATCCACCTCCCACCATTACCCCCGAAATTGAAGAGAAAATACGAGCCATGTTTCAAGATATTCAGGCTCCTTTTCTGCTCTACTGCCCGAACGACCGCACGAACTTCTTGAGCTATTCGTACATCCTCTACAAGTTCTTTGAGCTGTTGGAGTTGGACGAATACAAGGTCTTCTTTCCGTTGTTGAAGTCACGAGACCGATTGATAGCCCATGACATGATTTGGAGAAAAATCTGCGATTACTTAAATTGGGAATTCATAAGATCAGTTTAAGTACTCATCTCCAGCACGAACCGCACGAACTGCACTGAGTCCACTTCCAGCGGGTTTGTTCCTTCGTTCAAGGACTTCGATTCTTGAACGGAGACTTGCAACTTCTTGGGTAAGTTTGGATAGTTCTAATCGTTTCAATTGTGCAGTAATGCCGTTTGTAGTTCGGCTGACTTCCTTGGCTATTTTAGAGGGATGGATTCCTTGTTTAACTCGTAGTAGGATGTAGTGGGATTCACCTTCGTACCATTTCTTTCCATGTCGTTGAGGGAGCTGCATTTTGAGGGGGAGGAGGTCTGGATACATACGAAAAAATAAATCCGTTTTTACTTGGAGTGTTCTCGATGAACCGCAGCAAGATTGCGAAGATGTTGGAGCTTTTCATAGAACCAGTACTGGCATAGCATATGAGGTGCGAGTCCTGCTTCATAACACATCAGCACTGGAATCGAGTTGGATTTAGGGGAGCGAACGCGTTCACGAATCATGCGATGGACTTCAATCGTGAGTTCGGGAAGAAGGTGTTCGATTCGCCGTTGACGAATAAAGGGTGCGCCAAATGCTTCTGCAGAGTACGGATGTTGGAGCACATCGTAGATGAGGGCTAGGCACTGTTTGCAAGGTTCCATTAGACAACGCACAAGATGATAATAAAGGTTACAACTAGGAAACTGACTATACTGATATCGAATACTCGGTGGACTATCATTCTACGGCTCCTGTATCTACGCTGAGACTTTCCGTTTTTACAATGACTTCGGTCGGTTTGGGCTCGGTCAGAAACACATTCGTCAACACACGTTCGACTTCCATCATGGCGGTCTTGACTTGAATCATGTCTTGTTCACACTCGTCCCATTTGCCCCAGGGATACCAAATCGTGTGATTGTGTTGGTTGTGATAGTAGAAAGTCAAGATGGGTTGTCCGGTCCAGGAGGTTCCCATACTGACATTGGCGAGGGAAGGAATGTGGAAGACTTGTTGGTGGATGCGGATGAAGCGAGGCATTGTATACCGTTCAGACACTCGATGGGATGAGTTCCGTTTTTTAGAGAAGTTTAGCTCGTTCCCTCAACCAGGTTTCGAGTGGAATGTGCGGCATCAACCACTGACAAACTTCATCCGTATACGGTCCATCTTCATGTACATGATAGGTAACGAGTTTCTCGACACGCCAGAGGATGGCGCTTTCCGAGCGTTTGAGTGCAGCTGCAACGTCAAGAAACGAAGCGGCTTTGAAACGTAGCATAGTGATCAAGGTTCTAT